GTAGATGAAGGACCCGGCCGTGACCGAGGTCGTGGACGAGTAGGTGACGTTCACGTTGCCGTTGGAGTCCCCGAACGGGTTTTGCGGGAACGGCCCGTAGGTCACGTCCCCGGTCGTCGCGGGCACGGCCGGGGCGAGCGCGAGCGGGGCGACGGTCGTGCCCTGCGGCCCGCCGCCGGCAGCCGGGTTGACGGTCACGGTGACCGGGGAGGCCCCGGTGTTCTTGACCCGGAAATAGACGTTGCCGCCGGACGGGAACGTGTCCGCGACGGTCACGGCGGTCAGCGCGGCGGCGTTGTTCACCCCGGCTGCACGGCTGCAAGCGGTGGGCGTGAATGCGGTCATGCTTCACTCCTCAGTACGAAGTCGGCGCCCACCTGGAAGCAGTACGCCTCGCCAGAGTCGGCAGGCAGGGGCACCGCTGACGGGCCGGTCAGGTTGTCGGACACCAGCACGGTCACGCCCGTGTCCCCGCAAGGCTCGGGGAGCCCGCTCAGGCTCATCCACGCGGTGGCCAGCGCGGTCGCTGCCTGCTCGGCCAGCGGCGCGGTGCCCGCGTAGCAGAGGGCCTGGACGCGGGCCAGGGACGGGTCCGGGTCCTCCGCGACCATCCGCGTGGCCGGGGCGGCCTGCCGCACCATCACCGCGTAGGCACCGGACGCGGGGGACCGCTGCGACCGCAGGTAGGCACCGCCCGACAGCGGCCCGCCGTTGCTGACGAGATCCTGCCGGGTGTTGACCCAGGCCCGGATCGCGGTCTCCGCGTTGGCGCTCATGCAGCAATCAGCGTCCCCCCGCGCACCGTCGCGACTGCCCGCTCCACGAAGTTGTTAGGCGCCGTGCCCGGGTGGTTGACGACCGGGCCGAACACCTGCCCGGTGGCGCGGTTCCGCAGCGGCCATGGCCCCGTCGAGCGGATCACATGCGGGCCGGTGCCCTCGATCACGAACTTGGCGTAGTCGGCGGTCGGCCCGACGATGATCGCGCCATCCGGCATGCGGAAGGCGTGGATGCTGTTGCGCAGGTACCCGGACGGGCGCAGCGGCAGGTCTCCCTGGTAGCGGGTCCGCGACACGTCAGGCCCGGACGGGCGGGCGATGGGACGGCCCCGGTGCGCCGGCCCCGCCGAGCGGCCGAGCGGCACCGGGTAGGCATACACCGCCTGCACCGGGGACACCGGGCACTCTGCCTTCATCGCGCCGAGGAGCAGGGCAGCGATCCGGTCCATGGCCGACCGGACCACCGGGCTGGATTCGGTCCACAGCTTGACCGCCACGGGGTCCTCGACCATGTAGACGCTACCCACCGGGGATCACCTGGCCCTCGATGATGAGCTGGCGCATGATCTCGGTGAGGAGGGCCTGGTTGCGTCCGCCCAGCTCATGCCACGGCGCGGGCAGGAGCCGCACGCCGAAGTCGTAGCTCAGCCGGTCGGCCGTGGAGGTGAACGCGCGGGCCAGCCGGTCGGCGTCCTCCGCGAATACCTGCCCGGCCTTGCCGGGGAAACCCGCCGCGTCGGCCCTGGCCGTGTCCGTGCCCACTGCTCACCTCCTCAAAGGTCGATGTCCGCCCACAGCGGCGGGTCCGGGGCCTGCCACACCGGGTAGGGCTCGATGGCACCCGCCCCGGCGATGGCGAGGGCCTGGAGCAGCGACGCCAGCGCGTCCTTGGCCCGGGTGTCGAGCATCGCCGCGGTGCGTATGTCAGCGTCCCGGTTCGGGTAGGCCATCTCGATATCCGAGGCGGCGCGGAACGCGGCAGCCGTCCGCGCCTGGACGGCGATCTGGTCGGACGCGGGCGGGCTGGCCGGCAGCTCCCCGGCTTCCCCGACGACCCAGCCCACGGCGGCGTCGATGAACCCCTGCGCCTGGGCGTCGTTCGGGGTGGTGTTCGGGGTGAACGTGCCCAGCAGCACATCAGACCCGGGCGTGAGCGTGTCCCTGGTCCGGGTCGGGATCTTCTGCCCGACCTCGGCCAGTGTCGGCGCCCACACCTCGGGCATCGCTCAGCTACCTGTCCCCGGCCGGGTACGGCCGTGAGAGCCGGCTGCCCGGCCATGCCCCCCTGGGGGCCCGGCCTTGGACTCCCCGGCCGGTCCTGGCTCGTCTGCCGTTTCCTTCCCGGCAACGGCAGGTTCGTCCTCCCCGGCAGCGGCAGCCTTGCCTGCCTCCCCGGCTGCGGCAGGCTCCCCGGCCGCCTCCTCGGCCCTGGTGACCGCGCGGGCCTGGGCCTTCGGGATCGGCTCGATCAGCCCCAGGGTGAGGTGATGCTCCAGGGCGGCCGGCTCGACGTCAAGCGGCACCGGAGCCCCTGCATGCAGGCCCCGGATCTGCATGCCGTCCGGGGTCATCGTCTTGACCGTGATATACGGCGCCACGACCCGGTACCTGTCCGGCTCGGTGACCATAGCTCGTTCTCCTCCCTCGGGGCCGTCCAGGACGGGCGGCATCGCCGGGTAGCTGTACGGCACCGTCAGGCCGTGGCGATGTAAACCGCCGACCCGGGCTCCTGCACGATCGGGACCGTCTTGCGGCGGCCCTGGAGGTCCCAGGCGTCGTTGGCGTCCAGGCGCAGCGACTTGACCTGCACGGCAAGGTCGGCCATCGCGTAGCCGGGCGCGTCATCCATCTCGTCGGCCATCCCGCCCAGTTGCGTGGAGTCCAGCACGTAGGGATGGGTGACGATCTGCACCGAGGGCGACACGACGATGGTCAGCCCGGCGATGATCTCGATCGTGCCGGTGTAGATCGGGTTGTCCGTGGTCTCGCGGCGCAGCGCGTTGGTGATGTTGGTGTCGGACATCATGTACGCGTACCGGGTGTCATCGACGGCCACGGTGTCGGGCTTGTACCCCAGGTTCATCGCGTAGATCGATGCCTTGCCCAGCAGGATGTCCTGGAAGATCGTCCGCGTCGCGGCGGTCGCCCAGGCGACGGTGGCCGTGGTGTGGTTGCTCACGGCCGACGCGATAGCCGACATGGCCGTGCCGTCCACCTGCTGGATCACCGAGTTGACGACCTTCCGCAGGCAGCGGTCGATGGTCGCGCCCGCATACACGTTCCGGGCGATCTCCTCATCGGTGACCCGGACCTTCTGGCCCCACTTCGACACCGAGGAGATCCCGGCCGTGCCGGTCGGCATGTTGGCGAACGGGTATTCCGCGCCCGGGCCCACGGCCTCCACCGAGCGGTCGGTCACGAACGGCTCCGACAGCTCGTACAGCGCGGCGCCGCCGCTGGTGCGGAACCGCTGCGTCAAGAGCTGGTCGGCCACGAACCGCAGGTCGTGGTAGTCCCGCAGCCGGCGCCGGATCTGCGTCGGTGATTGCAGGAACCGGCTAATGGTTTCGAGGTCACCCGACAAGGTGGGTGGCGGCGCCGGGTACGAACCTGGCATCTGGTCTCACTCCTTTGCTTTCCCTTGACGGGTCCTGTTGTGCTGCGGCAGCCTGCGGTCAGGCGCCGATGAACTGGGCCTTGGGCGGCGTGCCGCCCCCGGTTCCGCCCCTGGTGCAGATCCCCAGCAGCGTGCCCGCTGCGGCGACGGTGGCCAGCGCCCCGGTGTTGATCAGCCCGGTCGTGCCGGCGATCACCGGGTTGCCTGCCGTCAGGGCCACCGCCCCCTGCGGGGCGATCTCATGGATCACCCCCGGCAGCGGCCATACGGTGACCCGGCCGCCGCTGGCGGCATCATGGGCGGCGACACCCACCGAGCGGTCCCCGGCCGTGGACGGCGACACGGCGTTGTCCCCGGTGATCGTCACCAGGGTGCCCCCGGTGATCGCCGCCCCGGCGGTCTTGGTAAACGGCAGCATGTCAGCCGCGTTGACGGGCTGGTAGTCAGGCACGGTTTCCTCCTCAGACTCCGATCCATTGGAGCTTGGCGCCGGACGCCGCGCCCTTTGTGCAGATGCCGACCAGGGTTCCCGCGGCGGCGACAGTGCCCAGCAGGCCGGTGTCCACCCCCGCCGAGGCCCCTGCCGTGATCGGCGCGCCGGCCGTGACGGCCCCGGCATTGTTGTTCACCGACTCGTGGATGACGCCGGGCAGCGGCCACACCGTCACCCGGCCCCCCGAGGGCGCGTCATGGGCGGCCACTGACGTGGCCCGCTGGGTGTTGGCCGTGACCGGGGACACCACGCTGTCGGCTGTCGGCAGGAGAAGCTGGCCGCCCGTGATCGCCGCCCCGGCAGTCCTGGTCTTGGGCAGCGTGTTGGTCGGGTTCACCGGCTGGTAGTCGGGCATGGTGTCCGGCTCCTCTCAGACGAGCATCATCCAGCGGC